TCATGGCAATCTAATCATTTTTGATGCTGATGACATGCGAGCCGTAAAATCTTTTATTGTTGAACTTCAAAAAGCAATGCGCCCACAGGAGGACTCATGAATGAGCCAAAGGGATTAAAAACCTACCCAATTTTCAATCAACCAGAACCTTCTGACTGGAAGTGCTATTTGTTTGGAAACAGACCCGATAGCCAAGGGATGATTTACTTCCCAGCAAAGGGTCAAGTTCCCAATCGTTTCGTAAGATTTATGATGACGGTCTGCCTCGGCTGTCTTTGGGTTAAGGAGGACAACTGATGCTTACTAGAAACTTTGAACGGCTTAAATCCGAAGTAACAGCTCATGTCAGCGCTGATCGTGTTGCGCAAGGTAGCTACGAGACCTGTTTCATTGGTTGTCTCGCCAACGGCCACGACGACCCTGAATTTATCGAGAACCAATATGGCATCCCGTTTATGGTCACCCGGATCGCTGAATCGATCTTTGAGGGGCTTCGTTCTAATGAAGCGATTCTGTTCTTTGCTGCGATTCCTCAGGCTATCGGCTCTGACGGCAAAGACCTGAGCCGCGTCGGCTGGAAGTTCCTCGCCGAAGAGCTGCGAGCGCTGCAGCCTGTTCCTGATGACATTCAAGCCTGTATTGACCCAGTCATCAACGGGATAGATTTGTTGGCAGAAGCCAAGGAGTGGCCCAAGGCTGCTGCCTGTTCCGCCGCCGCCGCCGCCGCCTACACCGCCGCCCGCGCCGCCGCTGCCAACGCCTACACCGCCGCCTACGCCGCTGCCAACGCCTACGCCTACACCGCCAACGCCGCCGCCGCCGCCTGGTCCACCTCCGCCAACGCCGCCTGGTCCGCCACCCGCCTTCGTCAACGCGACCTGCTGCTGAGGCTGATTTCTGAAGCTCCCATTACAAAGGAGGACTCATGATGGCTGATTCTGTCAACTTTCCCGCGCACTACCAAAGCGCAAACGGCGTCGAATGTATTGAGGCAATCAAAGCCGCAATGACATTCGATGAGTTTATCGGCTATCTGCGCGGCAATTGCATCAAGTACCTCTGGCGGTATCGCCAGAAAAATGGTGCTGAAGACCTTCGCAAAGCCAGATGGTACTTATGCCGCTTGATTTTGGAATTTGAAACCAGTCCTTATGACGATCCTCTTGCATGAATTGCCCAGACTGCAATCGGTCACCACAAAAAGGTGACCGCTGGGTCACTCAAACTAAACCTCGTTTTGAAGCAAGCGTGGTTAGAGGCCGCAAATGCCCGGCCTGTGGTTACAAATGGTTTACAGCTGAAGTCCCAATTGTCTGCGACCTTGACTCCAATGATAGGATTGCAGAGCTAGAGGTAATCATCAAAAACCTCTTGCAAACCTCTTACGAAACTTTTCCTCTTTAATTATGTCTACACACCCATTTGATACCAGCAGCTTTGCAGGCGTAAAACTCAAGCACGTTCCAAGCTACGCACAGAGTGAAGCCGCAGATTACAATCTTCGGGTTGCGGCCTGGTTCGATAACTACGCTGCGAACGCTGCTCAAGTTGATCGCGCTATGGCCGACGAAGACAAGCTCTGGAAAATGCGTAGCGCAGAAGGCTGGGAAGCTGACGAAGGTGGCTGGTATACACCCACCGGCATCAGTGAGCATGACTGGGAACACGACTACGGAAACCCTTTCCCTGAAGAACCCGTCTGGGAAAACTACAAGGCGCTTAAGCGTTGCACAGCTGGATGGCGCATAGATGACACCGGCTGGTACAGTCCTGACGGCCAACACGAGTCCGAATGGACAGGCCCATTTCCTGAATACACACTTCTTTGAAGACCACCCATGTCTGACTACAACTTGTTTTTCGGTGTCGAGCACCTGCATAGGATCTCGACATCAATTTCTATCGCCTTTGACACGGAAACGCTCCAGCTGCAGCCCGAAGTGGGCAAACTTCGTTTAATCCAGCTGGGTTGCGAAGTCAGTAAAACCATTGTCATCATTGATTGCTTTGAACTAGATGAAGATGGCTGGCAAAAGCTTCGTCTGTTCTTTACCAACGGTGAGCGTTACTGGCTAGCCCATAACGCCGTGTTTGACCTTGGCTGGCTCCAAGAACATGGCATCTATGTGCGTGGACGAATTGGCTGCACAATGCTTGCCAGTAAGCTCCACCACAATGGAACGCCTAACCTCAGGCACGGACTGGCGCATGTTGCTAAACGTGTCCTGAAAATTGAACTCGACAAGGAACAGCAGCGGTCTGATTGGAGCGTTCCAGTCTTAAGTCGAGACCAGTTGGTCTACGCCGCTAAAGATGTTGAGGTGTTGCTGCAGCTGGACTATCCACTTACAGCGGCGCTACAGAATGCAAGGCTTTCCGAAGCTTACGCATTAGAGTGCAGAGCACTTCCCGCTATGGCCCAGATGTGGCGTACCGGGCTTCCTTGGAACCGTTCCAATCTTGAGCAGCTTTGTAATGATTACCAGCACGACATTGATGCGCTCGGTAGAGACTTTTTACGGGAACTTGATAATGCGCTTCCAGCGGAACATAAGCTGCCAAGAGAAGCAGCAAATACTCAAAGACTTTCAAAGCTCCGAGACCTTGTTACGCAAATGGGGCACGAAGACTCAGACTACGAGAAGTGGTACGCTGAAATTGAACAGATTGAAACGGCGCCGAAAGCGTTTAACCTCAGGCCAAAAGCTACAGGTTATGTTCGTCTTGGGAACAAGATAGAAGCAGGTTTTAACTTAAGTAGTCCTAAGCAATTGCTGGAAAAGTTCACAGCACTTCTGGGGACAGTGCCAAGGGACAGTAAAACGGGTAAGCCTAGTGCTAGTAAAGCAGCACTTCAGGATTACGCTGCGGATCACCATGTCATACAGACCTATTTGGCGTGGAAGAAAAGTGAAAAGCGTCGTCAAATGGCTGAAGGGATCCTTGAAAAAATGGACCCGGATGGCTTTGTACGTGCCAGCTACCTCCAGCTTGGAGCGGAGTCAGGCCGTATGTCCTGCATCAAACCCAACAACCAGCAGATTCCGCGTGATACAGAGTTTCGGCAGTGTGTTGAGGCTCCTGATGGTTGGTTGCTTGTGGATGCGGATTTTGGTCAGATGGAACTGCGACTCGCTGCAGCAGTGGCGCAGGATGAAAAGATGACCAAGGCGTTCCAGGCTGGTGAAGACCTGCATACGGTTACCGCTGAGGCAATCGGCTGCACTCGCCAAATTGCAAAAAGCGCAAACTTTGGTTTGCTGTACGGATCGGGCGCCAAGGGGCTGCGGAATTACGCTGCTAGCTCTGGTGTCACCATGACGGTTGAGGCCGCTGCAACAATTCGTAACCAATGGTTGAACACTTATGCAGGTGTGAAGCAGTGGCAAAACCAGAATGCTGCAGACGCATCAAAAACAGCGAGTAATCGATGGGCCGAAATTCGTATCCCAGGCTCTGATATGCGGCGCTTTCTGCCAGGTGACATGAACCGCCTTACGGTTAGGTGCAACACTCCAATCCAAGGCGCTGGTGCGGCCATCCTTAAGTGCGCCTTAGGCAACCTCTGGCCAAAGGTTCTGGAAGCTGGTGAACAGGAGGTAAAAATTGCAGCTTGTATCCACGATGAAATTCTCTTACTAGTTCGTGAAGATAAGGCGCAACAGTGGGCGCTCCAGCTAAAACAAGTAATGGAAAGCGCCGAAGCTAAGTGGTTGGGAGACATTCCGCCGCTGGCTGAACCTTCTGTAGGAAAGCGTTGGTCTGAAATTCACTAGGAAGTAGCGCAGCATGGTCAGCATCTATCGAACTCTTAACGGATGGTTCTTCCGTACCCCTCAGGAAACGGGTTGTTACCGTAGTCTTGCGGAAGTGATGGATGCTGCCTATGCCACCGGAAACAGGGCGGCAGATAGTCATGAAGTTCTTGCAGTACGAAATAGCGCGTGCCAGCACTGCAGATTTGCTCCGCGCAGCCAATTTCCTTGAAGGTGCTAGGGAAATAAGGCGGGGCTGCCGTAAACAACGCACAAAAGCTCGTAAAGATCAGCAGACCGGTTGGCGTAAGCATGTTGATAATGCGCTTCTTTGGTAGCACAATGCTAGACTAAAATCTACTGGGCTACTACTTGATGGCAATTTGGCACGGAAATAAGACATATATGCAAATACTTCTTGACCCTCATAGGGCAAAGTTGCTCTTTGACCTAGCTGAAAAAGCCGCCGTACGTCCCACAGCTTGGGTTCGTAACGCGGTCTACAAAGCACTGGAACGCGAGTACCCTTCTGCGGTTTATAACGAGGCAGTTGCTAAAGATGAAGCTGTTTGGCGTGCTTCGGTGCGTAAGCGTGTTGAAGGCCGTATTAAGTCACGTAAAGCTTCTGAAGACTTCAAATAGGGGCTTTGTACTGTGCTACTCTTCTTGGGTCTACTAATTATCGGCCTATGCCCCGCTACGCACTTAAGACAACACACGGAACTCAGGTTATGTACCTTGCAGCTTATTATGCAAACTTCCCTGAAAACAACGGTATCCGCCTGACAGATAAAGCAGAGGACGCTTGTTCCTATGTGACTATTGAAAAAGCCTGCCAGGTGGCACGTAGCCTCGAAGAAAGTATGGGTTGTGTACCAAGCATTGTGGAAGTTTCTTACTGATGGACGGCTTTAGTGAGTACATAAAGGACATCGTTCGGTATCCGCTCTTAAGTAAAGAGCAGGAAATTTTGCTGGCACGGCATGTACAAACTTGGGTTACATCTAAAAACCCTACTGAAAGGGAAATAAAGGCAGGTAAGCGGGCGTATCAAAAGCTCATCAACTGCAACCTAAGGCTTGTGGTCTCCATTGCAAAACGTTACACATTACGTTCCAGGCGCACCGAAATGTTTGACATCGTGCAAGAAGGAAACATTGGACTTGCTCACGGCATTAAAAAGTTTGATCCAGAGCGTGGTTACGCCTTGTCCACATATGTCTATTGGTGGATCAGGCAGTCGATTAGCCGCTATCTGAGCTACCACGACCGGATGATTCGTATTCCGTCCCATGCCGGGGAAATACTGGCAAAGTTGCGCCAGTGGGCACCCCAGTTTGAGCTGTCGCATGGTAGGCCGCCCACCCTAGAAGAAAGCGCGGAATACTGTGCTACACCGCCTAAGCGGTTGCGCGAGTACCTGGAACGCAGTGAGGACTGCCTTAGCTTGGATAAAGTCGCAACTGGACTGGACTCTGAGCATACTTTGCTTGAACTTATTACTGATGGTGAACACCCCATGGAAAAACTTGACAACCTATTCTGCAGTGACACCGTTGAAAGGTTGTTGATGACCCTAAACCCCGTGGATCGTACCATCGTGGAGCGTGTATTTGCTCTCGGTGGCGGTGAACCGCAGACCTACATAAAGGTCTCAAAAGATTTAGGTATATCTAGAGAACGTGTAAGGCAAAGGTGCCATAGGGCCTTAAGAAAACTTCATGTGCTGGCAAAGCTCGGTACTTGCGGGCCTTTATAGTGAAGTGCTCTAATTGTGGTGCCTCAGGCAGAGGCGCGGTCAAAGTTATTAGTACACGTGTCTCTTATGAAATCGCTATGACACGTGTCAGGAGATGCACCTCTTGTTCCGCAGTGTCTTATTCTGTGGAAATCCCCGTTGAGCAGGGACATGTTCATTGCACAACCCACTACCACACTAGAAAAAGTGTGGTGCAACGTCTGATCTCTGCGCTTTATTCATGAGCAATGTTCAATTGGTCTGGGCAACTCCAGACGCTGAAAAGCTGATCGTGCGCATGGCACGGGTTAGTAATCCCAGTAATGAAGACAACTGGGAAACCGGACCAGGGCTTCTTAAATACCTTGTAAAGCACAAGCATTGGTCACCATTTGAAATGGCCAATATGTGCGTTCAGATCAATACTGAAAGGGACATCGCCGCACAGATACTGCGGCACCGGTCCTTTTCGTTCCAGGAATATTCCACCCGCTACAGCAAGACCTCACCAGCTGAGATACCCTACTTCAGACGCCAAGACACTAAAAATCGGCAGAACAGTATCAGTGACATACACCCACAACATCAAGAAGATTACCAGGCAGGTGCTGGTCGCATCATTGCTGATGCCTTTTTGTTTTATGACACCCTACTGGAACGGGGCGTTGCCAAGGAGACGGCTAGACGTATCCTGCCACTCTGTACTCCTACCACCCTTTACATGCAGGGGACACTAAGGTCTTGGGTGCATTACATCCTGTTGCGGGCTGATAACGATACACAGCTAGAGCACCGGCAGATCGCGTTCCAGTGTGCAGAAGTGTTTAAAAA